TATATGTTGTATTCTGTTGTTTTTTTCTTCATCTACTGCTAAATATTTTGCTCTATCGTTCATTTTTTCACCTTCTTTCCATAATAAAAGCACCTACTTTTTAGTAAGTGCTTAAAATATTGTTTTCTTTAATTTATTGTTTCTCATGCTTTCTTGTTCTTCTTTTATTAATTTTTCATACTCTTTTCGTATGTCATCAGGTGTGTTTTCTTTTAATTTTGTCCTATTTCCATTTTCGTCTTCTTCATCAGATAACCAATCTAACCATCTAGGATTCAGTATCATTTATATCATTCCTCTCATTATTTTTATGATTTCTCTACTTAATATACTTGCGTTTTTTCCATTTCTATAATAATCTGAAAATGCTTCTCCTATTGTCTCACTATATTTCGTTTTTGCATATTTAGAAATATTATTCCTTAATAAGTCTTGTGACATTTTATCATTAACTCCTAAATTATTAAATGCTTTGGCTACAATTTCTTTTGTTGTTATATCATTATTCCAGTCTTTAATTATTAGATTTTTATCAGCATATCTGTTTTTAATTATTTCATATGTAACACAATGGCCTAATTCGTGATTTCCTAAATCCTCATACTTTGTATTTTTAGGATGAAATCCATTTTTTACATCATTTTGATATTGTTCTTTTACTATATTTTCATCTCCATAAAAGTTTCTACTTACTTCCATTATACATTTATTATCCTGTATATCTGGAGTTATATTTAATCCTCCATATGGATGTTCTATTACTCTTATTTCTTTTATTGCATTTTCTATTTGTGGAAAATCTTTATAAACTTTATTCATATTATTTAATGTTTTCAATAATGCTTCTTTATCCAATCCTTTTAATTTGGCTTTTTGAACATTATATTTATTTTTTACAATCTTTTCTAAATCACTATCAAAAATACCATACTTCTTTTCTAGTTCATAATATGGTAAATACACAACATAACTTCTGCAATGGTGATAATGGTGCATTATTGTTGGAAGATTTAACCCCAAAACAAGTCCTCTACATCGTATCCTTTGCATTGTTAATTCTTTTTGTGTTTCTCCGCCAGTATCTATCAAATACATTTTCTTTATTGATATAAAACTCTTGTCCATCAAGGCTTTGGCACATCAACGTAGTTCTATCGTCCTCTACTGCAACAAATCTAACTTTTGCATTATCTTCTGCAACTGATTTTATTCCTTCAACTTTTGCTAAATTACTTAAACCTATTAATGTTAAATCCATATAGCCTGATATTTTGTCATTATTTATATTGAGCTTTTGATTATTTTGCCTGTTTATTATATTCTGATAAGTATTAGAATCAATTTCTATGTCTTTTTGTTGCATTATATCATAAATTACTTGTTTATACAATTGTTCTGCATTATACTTGATTATTATCTCGATGTATTGTTTTAAATTAAAGCCTGAATAATTAGGTTGGTCTAATAATGCAAGAAATAAGGTTATCGGAATTACTGATGACTTTTTCTTTTGATCAACTTCTTTTATTCCTTGTTGATAATAATAATTAACATCTTCGTACATTATTTGCTTTTCTTGTTCTTCAAGCTTGATTTGTTCTTCTATATATGCACTATAAATAAGTAATTCAAGTATTTCACTATTCTTTACTCTTGTTCTTTTATAAATATTGTTTACTAATACAGTAAAATAATTATTATTTTTTAATAGTCCTTGTTCTTTCCACTGTTCTATATATGTATTTATTCTTTTCTTAGTTTTGTTGTCTGCTATGTTATAGATATTTTCTGTTGTGAAGTTAAATGTATCAAATAGTTCTTGAAGCTTATTTTGAGTTTGTCTGCTTGTCCTTTGATATATTATTTTCAGTTTTTGGATCTGTTGATCGTGATACTTCCATATTTCCACTTATATCACCTACTTTTCCATTAATATCTTTAGGTTGAGGCTTCTCTTCTATTTCTGCCATATTTTCTAAGGTTTTTTGAATATTCTCTTGGTTTTGCTTGTCCATTTCAGCAAGTTCTGACTCTGCATCTAATCCAAATGGTAAATGACTTATAATTGATTTGTCACTTACTAATCCTCTTAGTTTTAACCAAGCATTTGTAAGACTTTCTGTATCTGTAGGCAAATTACGAATTAATATAACATCTATATCTCTAAAATCATATTCTTTACCTTTTTTTAGATTTATTCTTGCTGTTATCATTTCCCACATTCTTAAATATTCTTTTCTAAATAAATGATGTGCTTGTTGTAACACTTGTTCTAAAGGAAAAAATTTCTTTTCTAAGGCCGCTGCATTGTCCGCATTTGTAAAACCTTGGTCGGTTACATTGGGGACTCCAGAAATCATAAGTGCCATGTCTAAGCATGTTTTTTTATGATTTTCTGATGCAGTATCATTTATATCCTTTATTATCCAATCAATGTCTCCATCTTTATCTGGAGTATAAAATACTTTTGCATTTAAAACAGCCTCATCCTCTTGTACTCTCGCAGAATTTACAGTCATTATTATATTACCTTGTTCATCTTTTTGTTCTTCTCCGTCCTCATTTAACAACGGAATTAACGGGTCATTTGTTGGTGCAAATCCTGTTACTTTTAATTTGGCATTATCATTATAATCAAAAATATTAGCATTATTTTCTATTACTTTTTCATTTTTGTTTATTAAAGTCATAACATTTTCAAAAAATGCCATTCCATAAGGATTCTCTACAGCAAAGCAAGGTAAATCAGTCCATCTTATTGGCTTGTTACTACCATCCACTTCTTCAAACTTGTATTCAGCATTATCTGTAATAACCTTCTTTTCTATTCCATCAACAAATTGCTTTTTATAGTCTTTTGTTATTATTTCTAAGTGTGTTTCAATTCCACCTGTTGCTGTGTTTTCATACCAGCATCTTAATAAACCTATTTTTGTGCTTGGTACATCATAATTCCATATAGCGACTGTGTTTAAACTTGAAACATTTGCATATACCTCTTCATTATATTTGTTTTCATATACTAATCCATAACAAGCTCCAGTTGTAATATAATCAAGTACACAGTCATAAAAAAAACTACCATTGTCATTATATTTTGCAATATAATCAATAATAGCTTGATAGTCTTCTGGATCATTTTTCTCTCCAAAAATCTTTTTGAATATTCTATTTAAAATTCCTTTTTGAGTTTCATTTATGTTCTTAACTTTAAATTGAGGCTCTTTTCCTCCAAAATATCCACTTGTAATAATACTTATATAATATTCAAGTGCAACAACAACATCTTTTTTGTCATATTTCCTTGTAAATCTATCTTGTAAGTATTTCCTGTGCATAAATATTGGCAATGCCTTTCCCCATAATATGCTTATGTTTTGGTTTATATTTTTTTCACTTAAAAAATCATCTTTATATTGTATTTTCTCTACAAAACTCATTTTTTTCTCCTTTACATTATACTATTGTATCCAAATTGTATTGTATTTGGTCTTGGATGTTCATATACTCCCGTTAAGCAATCCTCAGCATCGTCATGTTCATTTTTTCCAGTTCTTACATAATGTTTTAAGTGTTTAGCAAATTCTGGCCATTTATCTTCCCAATTTATAGGAAAATATATATTATTCATTACTCCTGTTGAATTACTCAATATTCTTGCAATTTTGTTTTCTCCTTGATGAAACCAATTTACTTTTGTGTGAGTGTTTTTTAACTGCTTTAATTCTTTTTGAACATTCCTTGCAAATCCTCTACCACCATTATTACTTTCTATATTTGCATTTCCAACATTATCTTTAGTTAGCATTTTTGCTACTGCTGGTTCTGTTACTTCCATTGGTTCTTGTGTAAAAATAACATCTAAGATATAGTATTCGTTATTATACATTTGATAATCTATGGAACACAAATAATCATCACCTTCATCTGCAGTATCTGTATAGTTCATAACATAATGTGCTGGTGGTAATTTTTCATAAGTTTTAAATAATGTATATAATCTATTCTTTACATCTATTGGCTCTTGTTGATAGTTAGCGTAAACAATGTCTTTATTCATATTCTTTGTTTTAAATTCATAATCTTCTTTGCTTAACACATCTTTACACAACATTGAGCCGTCTTCTTGGACTGCTTTGTAATTTATATGTCTTACATTAGAATAGTTCTCTAATATATATCCTGCTAAATCATTACTAGACCATCTTGTCATAATAATTATTAATTTAAATCCATTTTCAGTTCTTGATAGCATTGTATTATTAAACCAATCTATATGATTTTTTAATGTATTTTCGTTATAGGCTTCTTTTGCATTTTTTATAAGGTCATCTATTATCATAATTGTACAGCCAAAACCTGTTGCAGTACCTGTTGGCGACGTTGCTAAATAATTTGATACTTTACTCCCAGCTAATGCCCACTTTTTTTGTGTTGCTTCACCATCTTTAATTTTTGTATTAGGAAATATATCATTATACACAATTACACCTTCTGTTTTTTCAGAGGCTATTGTGTCTCTTACTGATTTTGCAAATGAACTTGATAGATCTTCGTTGTATGATCCTGTCATTATTTTTTCATTTGGATTTGTTCCTAATACCCATTCTACAAATTTTCCAGCAGTTCTAGATTTACCGATGTCTAGGTGGCATATTAATTACGCATACTTTTTCATCGCTCTTATAAAAATCTTGTAATTGATAGCATAAATCTTTTAAAAATACTCGTTCTTCTTTATAAAAATCAGATGCGGTTAATTTGCAATACTCAAAAAAATCACGTCTAGCTAATTCTAAACGTGCTTGTTTTTTTATTTCTTCTCTTACATCATTATTCATTTAATATCTTTCTCAACTCTTCTGTTGACATTCCTGAAAATGGATTATTGGTATTAACATTACCATCAATCGTTACCTTTTCTTTAAACATTCCTAAATGTCTTCCTAGCAATTCAAGAGCTTTTGTTTTATCTAATAGTTTTACTTTTTGAGTATCTCCTATTTTTTCTCTGTCATCTCTATATCCTTCGTATTCTTCTAATGTTTCTAATGATGATATTGCCCCTGCAGTTTCACTATCCATATCAGCTATGTTTTTTAATTGTCCATTTTCTGTATATAGTTTTCTTATGTCTAAAAATGCTATTTTAGCCAGCTCTTTTATTACCATGTCTTGAGTTATTTCAGTTCTTTTTTCTCGTTCTTTCATTCTTTCTGATATGTATTCTTGAACCTTAGCATTTCTTAGTAATTTGCTGCCATTTACATTAGCCGTTTCATCTTTTTTACATCTCAAATAAGCAACCTTATATGCTCTTGTTGCATTAAGGTCTATTAAATACTCATCACAAAATCTTTTTTGTGCATCTGTCATATAAGATCACCTCTCTTTCTATTTAATCTTTATTTTTCTTCAAAATATTTATCTACTATCTCATGAATAATGTCATAAGAATTTGCTACTATATCAGCAACATCTTCTTCTGAATATTGTTTTTCGCAATGTGTTATATAATTATCTATATAGCAATGTGTTAGTTCATGAATTAAAGTTGATTTTTTTCTGTCTGCTGGTAGATCTTCATCAATATATATTTTTAAAGTATCACAATATGTAATCCCATAATATCTTGTGTCTACTGATTTTAGATTTTCATCTTCATTAGCTTTTCTTATGTTTTGCATATTCTTTATCGCTTGTTGAGATACTTCTGTTATTGTCCATTCTCTGTTGTTTATTTTAAATTTCATTGATTCCTCCTAAATTATTGATGTCATTGTTTTATGATTTTTTAAATAATCTTTTGCACTCCAATACTTAAGTCCTTTTTCTTTACATTTCTTTATATATTCTTCTGCTTTTTGTTTTGTCCATTTCATATTTCTAATTTCCTTCCCGCCGTTTTTACAATTGGTCTTTTATATCCTTCTAATTTCTTTTCTTGCTGATAATTTTCACATTTGGTATAAATTATATCTTCTGTTTCAAACACTTTTATTTTACAATTTGATTTATTTTTACAATTACTACAACATTGTTTTATATATTCATTTATTCTTTCTTCATTTTCCATAAACACCTCTTTCATTTAATAAACACCAAGTAATGATATAGTTATAGAATATTGCACCCTAGAACTAATCGGTTTGTACTTCATCTACAATAGATTACTGTTGCCGCTCTGCTATATATGTTTACATACTTCGTACTATTTACATATTGACTTATTTGCTTTTTGTGTTATAATAGTTACACAATATGTCCTTGTAGCTCAGCTGGACAGAGCAACTCTTTTGCGAAGAGTTAGGTCAGGGGTTCGAATCCCCTCTTGGAATTTTTACCAGTTTGTCTGGTATTTTTTATTTTATATTAATTATAATAATAAAAAGAGCAGACATTTAAAACATCTACTCTTAAATTGTGGGTCTAATTATCTCTATCTGAGACTTTTCCATAATACTATTATAGCACCGATTTTCAGTAAAAAACTGCCAAAATTATGCCAATTTTTTTAATTCTTTATTTACTTGTGTTATTAGCTCTGTTTTTTTTCTAAAATATGTTCTTTCTGACATCCCATTATTTATTAATTCCCACTTACTTTTGCTTTGTATGTATATCTTTTCAAATATGTTTTTACAATCTTCATCTACTAATTGTAATGCCATCTGTACTGCTTTTACTTCTTTTACTGCTCTTTTTAGCTCTTCATCCTCTTGTAGTTGTATCACACTATTTAAAACCATATCTGATTTTGAATATTTAGGCTTTGGCATCCCATCCATATTCAATCCACTTATGCTCATTATATCTTCTCTTATAGACATTATCTTAATACAATTATAATTATATCTCTTTAAGCAATTTACTGCTTGTCTGTATTCTTGATTTTCTAATCTCATTAGTACCTCCTATATCTTGATATTTTGTAATCTTATATCACTTTTGGGTGGTTTTACTACTTCTTTTACTAATCCTAAATCATATCTTTGAAATGTCTCTTTTACTCCTATTATCATGTCCTGATATAATATGAAATTAGGATATTCTTTTACAAATATGTACTCATGATTATTTTTACTTATTATTTTGGGTATTCTCATTTGTATCACTCCGCTTCTTTTTATATTTTTAGTTATACAAATTAATCATTATTTTCTATTAATTCTATGTCTTTTATTAATTTTGTACCAAAATCTTTATAAGTTTCATATCCACCTTTATGCCCTGATATTATCCAAAGCTCTTTATACATGTTACTTTTCAATTTTTCTACTAGCTCCTTATCTGTTATGTAACAATAAAAAGTATCTTTTTCAATATTATAATTTGTAATGATACCATTTTGTGTAGGAGTATTAGTTAAATACTCAACCTCTACTTTGTAATATGTTTTCAATAAATCCTGTTCTTGTGTTACTGCTGTTATTCTTGCTTTATCTCTATCATTGCTTTCTATGTAATTTATATATCCATGTACACTCCCAATGATTATTGGCATTACAAATAACATTATTAAAAAACCAAATACTCCTAATACTCCAAATGTACTATAATTTTCTTCTGCTTGATGCCAACACACTCCTATTAAAATTAATATTACTATTTCTATAAATATAGTTAAAACTATCATCTATTTTTCCTCCTTTACTCTATCTTCAAAATATTGTTTTATTTGCTCTTTATATGTTTTTATATCTTCTATACAATTTACCTTATATGAAAATGCAATTTTTTCTGACATTAAGTCTATTTGTTTGTCTTTTTCTTTTAATAAATCCAATATTTCTTGTATATCATCAGTCTTTTCATTATTTTTGTAATCTACATAAATTTCTGTATTTTTATTTAGTTCTAATCTTTTTATTGCTAATTTTTGTTTATCTGTCATGGATTTTCTCCTTTCATTTTATCTAAATATGTACACCCTACTGCATATGCAGCCCAGATATCTGCTTTAAAACCATAAAACCAACCTGGATTCTTCTTAGTTCCAACTACACCAAATCTATCTATTAATGCTTGTCTAATGTTGCTATCTTTAGCTTTCATAGAATGACACAAGTTCATTTTTTCTTCTTTTCTGTATATAAATTTATAATCCTTATCGTATGCCTCTATAAATCTTCCAATCCATACACAAGTCTCAAAAACTTCTTTTCCAACTGGCATTCCATAACTTGCTATCATTTCAATAACCATTGTATAGTAATTAACACTATTAGATAACTGGTCATATATTATATTTAATAATCTTTCATTTTTTACTTTTCCAAACTCTTCTGGCTCATATGTTTCTTCATTGATAAAACAATATGCACTTTCTATATTGCCAGGATCTATCGCTAGTATTTTCATATTCTCATTTGCTCTCCTAAATCTATATTTTTCTCTTTTTGCACTAGATTACATTTTATTTGTCCTTTAAATCCGTTCAATTTCCAACTTAGAACAACCATAACACCAATTGCTTTCTAGCGCTTCTTTACATATTCCATTTAATTGTGGATAATTGTATTTCATTCTCTACTCCTTAAAATTGTACTGGTTAAATTCTACTGATATTTTCTCCATGAACTTATCCCAATTTACAGACGTTTTTATATATCTTCTTACTCTTTCTAGTGTTTCTTTTTCACCTTGCATCTTTCCTGCTTCATATACACAGATACAAAATATAATTATTAATATTACTTTAAACATTGTTTAGCCTCTTTCTTCCTTGCTCTGTTATTTGATACACTACTTCCTTGCAGTGTGTTTCTATGTCTAATTCTTTTCCAACTATACATACTTGTCTTTTCTCTAATAATGCTGTTAATCTTGGTCTTGCATGGTTGTAATCTATCTCTTTTGTATATCCTCGGTATGCCATATATCTTGCTACTTGTTTGGCTGTTAGTTCTTTATATTCACTAAGTATTTTTAATACTTGTATTTCTCTTTTTGTTTTATCTACTTTTTCGTTTGCTTCTCTTCTTGTTTCTTCACTAACTTGATTCATTTGTTTCACTCTCCTTAAAATTTCTAAAAACATTTTTATTTGTGTATAAATTTACAAAAGGATCATTTATGTAATGCCCATCTCTACTAATTGTCATTCTTGCTCTTACATCTGCTACTTTAGGCATATACACAACTTCTTTTATAGTTTTATTTATTGCCTTTTCAAATTCAGTTTTATCTTCATTTCTAAATTCTTCATACCATAACATCATTTCTTCTCTTGAAAAAATTTTATTATATGCTATTTGTACTCTAGCAATTTGATTTTTAAACTCTTCCTTGTTCATTTAAAAGTCCACCACCTTGCTTGTGTCTTGCTTTTGATTTTTAAACCCACTTTCCTCTACTTGTATTTTTTCTACAGAATCTATCTTTCTTTTTACATAATCCTGCAGTATCGTATTCGCATAATTCCAGTTAGGACATTTAATTCCCGACGTTTTCGACAGCACATAATCTATAACTTCAAACGGCAACTCATCAAGATATTTTATACATTCACTAATAGCATTTATATTAAAAGAATTTAAACATTCAATAAATCGTTGTTGTAATTTTTCTTCTTTTTCTTTTTTTAATAATAAATCATTATCTATATCTTCTTCATTATCTTCTTCATCTTCTTTATCATCATCGGGTTTTTTGGCATCCATTTGGTTTTCATTAAAACCATTCGCTTTTAAATTATCCTTTTGGTTTTTTCTAGGTCTGCCACCTTTTTTGGCATTCTCTCTATTTTTTTCACATCTAGCTTCATATTTTTCTCTGTCTCTATCTAGTTGTGTTTTTATAAAAGAGAAAGCCATTTTTACTATTCCATTTAATTGTGGTATTTCTCTAGTTTTCTCATACTTGATTATTGCTCTCATAAGTTGACCTATTTGTTCATCTGTTAGCAAATTGAATTGTTCTTCATAATCTAAATATATTAAAAAACTGCTTTTATCCATTTGCTTTCTCCTTTCGTAAAATATTAGGGTAGATGTTAAGTCTACCCTAGTTGTCTAATATTCTTTATCTTTTTCATATTCAACACTAATTTTTGTTTTCCAATTACTATCTAAATTATCTAAATTATTGCTTATAAAGGCATCTACAAATTTGTCCAATGTTGCTCTTTTATTTAACTCTCTTCTGATAATCTCTTGCATTTTAGTTCTTTTTTCTTCCACCAACTTTTTCATTTCTTCTTTAACTATTTCTCTAATTATGTTGTTTACATACACTTCCAGAAGAGTGTATCTGTTGTCACTACTATAACTACTTATTCTTCCTTCTTTATCTACTTTTGTTTCTAATACAGCTTTTACTAGACCATTAACAATTTTATCTTTGTCTAGAGTCTCCGCAATTCCTGTCATTACAATACTTTTTACAGCTTCATTTAAATAGTTATTGTCTACATTCAAATCAATTCCTACTATATTTCCCATTTTTATTTCCTCCTAATTTAATCTTCTAATCCTATTCCTAAACCTATTGCTATGCCTAACCATGCAATAAGTCCTCCTACTTCGCAAAATATTATTCTTGCTATTCCTAAAGCTATTCCTAATCCATTTAAAGGATTTATTGAATTAACTATTTGTACTATTCCTCCTATAAACATTAACCATACTCCTACATATATTCCTAGTGCAATTCCTGCAATTGCTATTAAAATTCCTATAATTTTTTTCATTTTTTCCTCCTAATATTTTTTATAAATAACTTTGTCCAAATATTTGTATAAAGTTTTCTGTTTTATAGTGTTTTTTGAACTCTTTTTGTGCAACTTTATGCAGTTTATCTTGCAAAGTTTTATCATTTGTCACTAAACTATGACATTTTCTACAAATTGGTATTACTAATCCATATTTCATACTAACTTGTCTATTTTTTCCTTCTAGTAATTCGTGTAAATCATCTTTTGAAATATTTTTCATCCCTTTTTTAGTGCATATATAACAATGTTCTAAATCTTTTGTTATTATGCTAAATCTATTTCTTTCTAATTTTGCTAATTTACTACTTTTTTGTTTTATTCGACTACTGTCAGCTTTCCTTTTGTCTTTTCGACCACTCTCTTTTGGCACTGGGTGAAAACTCTGACTTAAATCAGTTACTATCATTTCTTGTCCCACTCTTTTAACAAACTTTCTATTTCTTTATCACTTTTGGTTTCTATATTCAAACTTTTTGCTAGTTCAACTAATAAATTTATTAATAAACTCATTTCTTTGCTATCATAAGTTGAACTACCATAATAACAATGTACTTTTACACATTTATCTTTTCTACTTACTTCTTGAACTAAAAATCCAAGCCCCTGTCTTTGCCATATTCTTTTAAAATTTTCAAATGCTTTTTCTTCAATTATCATTGGTTCAAATGTTCCAATTTGCAATATTCCATCTTGATATATCTTTTCTTTCGTTATAATTGTTCCATCTTTACTTAATTCTTTTGCTATCTCATCACATAACACCCAGCAATATGCATTACTATCTAAACTTCTTTTTTGCTTATATTCTTTTAATTCGAATTGCTTATCTTTTGCTTGTTCTAGCAAATAAGTTATTATTTTATTACTTGTTCCTACCATATTTTTACCTTTCTACATGTTGATGCATAAATACATATTTTGAATTTTCTCCCATGTTATTTAATAAAAATTCACTTGCTTGTTGCTTACTTAAATGACTATCTTTTGCTCTAAATTCATAAACATATTTACAGTCTTGTTGTTTTTCTTTTATTCTTTCTTCTATTTCATCTTCATCATAATTACCTTCAACAAGATACAAATCATAATTTTTAGCACTTATTCCTTCAACCGTTTTAGTATCTGTCATATAGATTACTTTATAATCGTCAAATAGTATTCTATAACCACATTGAGGTACATCATGGTATAATTTAATTGCTACAATTTTAAAAAGTTTATAATCGTATTTCGTGCCAATTTGAAGTATGTCTATATTCCTTCTTTCAACTCCACATTCAAGTAATGGCTGTAGCAACCATTCGCAACAAGCAAATCTTAATGTCGGTCTTTCTTGTGCTAATCTTTTTATTGTTGACCTGTTAAAGTGATCCTGGTGCACATGAGTTAATAAAACTATTTTTAATTGCTTATAATACTTTTTTAATTTTTTAAAAGTAACTCCACAATCTATTAAAATTATGTCTCTTATTATTGTTGCATTTCCTGTACTGCAACTAGATATAATTTTATAATTCATTCATTGATACCTCTTTGGTTTCTTCTGTTTGGTCTATAACATCTGCTTGTACTTCAATTGGTTCTTGTTGAGGAATTTCTTGTTGCATTTCTTCTGCTTCATACATTCCTGCTAAATCTTCAACAAATGTTTCTCTTAATGCTCTTACTTTCGCAACTTTCTCAACCATTGTTGCTCCTTTATTTCCCCAATTTGAATTTAATTGGCCTTGTCCTGTTTTTTGTGCTACCTCATTAAAACTTACACTTGAATAAATAGGATGTGTCCAATCTTTTCTAAACACTCTAGCCCAACCACCTACAAGTTGTTCATTTCCTAGTTTAAATGTTCCTTGTCTTTCTTCTATTGTTCCATCATCTTTTTGAACTATGATTCCACACTCCATTCCATCATAATTAGGATTTAATACAGCTCTTTTTAGTATTGCATCTTTTCCAACAACTAATTGGGCTGGTGTTCCTGCTTTATACTTAATTAAATATGCTTCTCTCAAAAATGGATTTAATTTTCTAACTTTGCAAAGTTCTGTAAATAGCTTAAATTCTTGATTTGTAATAGGAACATCACTTCCAACTATATACTCTTGCACTATTTTTTTACTTAATTTTATTTCTTGTCCCTCCACTTCAAATTTAACTACTAAATCTTGTGTTTTATCTTGATTTTCATTACTCATAATCATATCCTCCATTTTCTAAAAATTGTTTTAATTCTCTTAATTTTGTTCTTGTTCCTCTTACTGCAAATCTTAATGTTAAAATTTCTTCTTGTTTTTCTTCTATGACTGGTGCTTGTAAAATTGTTTCTTCAGTCTTAGGAATAAAATTCTCTAATGCTTGTCTAGTTGCTTCTGTTTGAGCTCTTATACTTTCATCTGCTCTTCTTTGAGCTTCTTCTAATTGTTTTCTTTTTAATTCTTCTTGTCTCTTCTTTTTTTCTTCTTCAATAGCTTTAAACCTATTTGTTACACTTGTTATTGCTTGTGATACATTTAATGATTGTTTATATTCAACTAATATTTCTGTTTTGTGTTCTTGTGTATCAATTAGTTTTAAATCATCTACTATTTTGTCTATAAATTGTTTTGCTTGTTCTTTTAAACTCTTTCTACTTGCTGATAATGTTACATTTATTCTTGCTTGTGAATATGTAACAAAATCAATATTATTAGCCTTTTTATATTCTTCAAAATAATCTTTTATTTCTTGTTCTTTTATGTTCTTTAATTCATTTTCTGTTGAATCTATCTTTTCTTTTAAATCATTGTCAGCACTTTTATATTTATCTGATATATACATCTTATAAATTTCTTCAAATTGCATATATGGTGCTAATATTTGCTCTTTTACTATCTTTCTTTGGTTTTCTACTTCTTTAAATTCTTTATTTAAACTTGCTCTTATTTGTTTTATTGTTGTTACATTCTCTTCTGTGCAAACCAAACTTTTGGCATTTTCAACTTTTTGTTCTACCTCTAATGAAAGTTCTTTTAGATGTTCCTCAATTTGAGGTAATTGCTTTACTACTATTAAATCTTGCATTTTTCCCTCCTATAATCTACTTCTTTCAAATTCAATATTCATTTCTCTATCTTCTGCTTCTTGCTGTTCTTCTAATTGCTCTGAAACCTCATCAAGCTCTGCTTGTACTTCTTCTTTTATTCCATTCAATTGTTCTATATAAGTAACATCTTCTATTTTATTTACTAGATCTTCTATTCCAGCAACTAATTCTGATAATTCTTCATATTTATCATTTAAATCCATAATTCTTCTCCTTTGACAATTCTCTTTAAATGTGTTATTATATTTAAAGAGAATGTTTATATAAATGTTTTTGTTGAGTTATTTTTGCGGAGTGGTATTTGTAAAAATAACTCTTTTTATTTTGTCTACTGTTTCATAGTACATTTCATGTGTTCTATCTGCTCGTTTCAATATTGTTTCGATTTCATTTAACTTTCTAAAATATGTTACTGCTCTTGTTTCTGCATTTTCACATTCTTTTCTTAATTGTTTTTTTGTTTCAAACATAATTAACCCTCCTTTTCTATTTCTTCTAATTTTTCTAATACTTTTTCTAAATTTTCTTCTGTCAATTCTGTAGTAAATTTCATTATTGATTCAAGATTCTTATTTTCATTCCAGCCATCTTTATAACAATCAATATCAAGTCTGTTTATATGTCCTGAAAAGTTAAAGAAAAAATCATGTTTTGTATTCTTATTTAATTGATATATTTTAACTATTACTTTTTGTAATAATTCTTCCATCTTTATCACCTCAATTCTTAAAAATTACTATGGAACTACTATTTCTACCAAAAGTCCCACCAACACGGGTAATCCTACCCACATAAATGCAAAAGCCATTCCTACCATAAAAGTTGCTATCTTTTGTTTCATCTTTTTCACCTTCTTTCTAATTAAATATGTTTGTTCCAGCTGTCTGTAAAATTTCTTTAAATTTATCGCTTTCTATACAATATCCGCCGAATTTTGTTCCATATCTTTTGCAAAATTTTATTGCAGTATTTACATTAACCCTATATTTTTCTGCAATTTCTTTAGCATAAATTAATTTGGGTAAATCTTTTTCTTTTTTTATATCTTCTAAATTTTGATTTATATTTTTTAATACTTCTAATACTTGATCTGGCATTTTCTCATCTCCTTTACTTTTTGACTTCCACCTGATATAATTACCTCATACTTAAGAGAAAAAAATTTTATTTGCCGAAAGTGAGGTGTTGTTATATGAATAGAACCCATGTTAGCTCTTCAGATATTTGTTCTGTTGGCTACGAAAATAATACTCTTGAAATTGAATTTAATAGTGGTGGAATCTACCAATATTATGGAGTTCCTCAAGAAAGATACTATGGTTTAATTTCTGCTGGTTCTTGTGGTAGATATTTTCATAGTTTTATTAAGCCCTTTTATCCTGTAATCAAAATTGGTTAATTAAAGGGATATTCATTTCATCTGTTACAACCTTTATACTATCTTCGCTTATTATTATTGTAGTATGAGGGTTGTAATTTTCTTTTATAAAATTAATTACTGGTTCTGATATTTTGGTTAATTCTTTTATTTTTTCTTTCATCTCTTCACTTCCCTTCTTCTTGTACCTTGTCGCAATTTCGTTTTTTCGTAACTTATCAAGTTACTTATAATGTAAAAAAAATATTATCAATTTCTTTGGGACTTAAATTATATCTTTCTTTTATATCAGCGATTTCATTTCTTGTAAATTCTGCTTTTCCATTTATTTTGGCTGATAATGTTGTCTCGGACATATTTAATGCTTTTGATAATGTTATGCCTGTATCATTATTTGCAATCATTTTTATTCTTAATGCTGTTTTATTCATAATTACACCTCTTTTCTTTTTGTAACTTTTTAAGTTACTCGTATATTATCATTAATTAAATAACTTGTCAAGTTATTTTTTAAAATTTTTTTGATTTTTTTTAAATTATTTTAAATATTTTTTGTAAATATATTGATTTAAGTAACTTTATATGTTATTATAGCATTATAATATTATATTACAGAGGTTTTTATTATGGATATGGGAGAAAGATTAAAAGAATTAAGATTAAAAAAAGGAGCTACTCAGGAAGAGGTTGGAAAAGTCATAAATGTTACCAAGCCTACTATTATGAAATATGAAAAAGGATTAGTTGAAAATTTAAAAAGAAGTTCAATAGAAAAACTGGCTAAATATTTTAACGTTGCTCCATCATATTTAATGTGTTTAGATGAAAATAAAACAGATTATTTAGGTAATCCTGTAACATCTATTCCTATTTTAGGTACAGTTAAAGCAGGCTATGATTATCTGGCACAAGAAAACTGGGTTGGAACTATTGATATAGAAACTTCTTTAGTTGGAAATGGTAATGATTATTTTGCATTAAAAATTATTGGTGACAGTATGTCCCCTGTTCTTATTCAAGATGATATCGTAGTTATAAAGAAACAAAATGATTTTGAAAATGGTGATATTGTTGTTGCTATTGTTAATGGTAATGAAGCTACTATAAAAAAAGGTAAAAAAACTGATTCTAGTATTACATTACAACCTTTGAATCCAAGTTACGATCCACTTGTTTTTACTTATGATGAAGTAAAATCTATACCTGTTACTATAGTTGGTATAGTAAAACAATTAAAAAGAGATTTTTAGGAGGAATTATATGAAAGAAAAAGATTATTGTAAATGTAAAAGTATTGGAAAAGTTACATCTTCATTTGATGACTGGTGCGAATTTGATATTTGTTGTAATTGTGGAAAAATTATAGAAAACAGTTATAGATTTTTAGATCATTATGATGGAGAAGATCATGTAGATTATGATATTGATTAAAAAAAGAGAAATATGTTCTAGTTTGCGACAAGGTACATATTTCTCCCAACATAAAAATTCCTTGAAACAAGGTCTCTTTATGCTATTTATTATAGTATAAAAAAAGCCTTTTTTCAAGAGATTTAATAAAATTTTAGAAAGAAGGTATTTTATTATGGAAAGAAAAAACAAAAATGTAAAAAGTAAAGGTAATGGCGAAGGAACAATTTACTTTTCAGAAACATTACAAAAATGGGTTGCTCAATATGTAGAGCCAAATGGAAAAAGAAAAACCATAACTCAAAGAAAAAATGAAAAAATAAGTGATTTCAAAAAAAGATTTGCTAATATTATAAATGAAATAAATAACAGTACTTACATTTCTAGTAATAATATTAGTTTATATGAAATTTTAAATAATTATATAGAAAATAATTATAAAACAGGAATCATTGCAGATAGAACATATTTAAGAAATAAAGACAGTTTGAAACTATTAAAAAAATGCTGTTCTAATTTTATTAACAAACCAATTCAAAAAGTAACTCTAAATGATGTAAAAAACTCTCTTCCTAACTTTATTGAACACGAAGAAACTAATGAGAAAACAAATAAAAAGGTACTAAAAACCTATTCTCAAAATGTAATAGATAAATTATATATGTTTTTAAATAAAGGCTTTAAAATCGCTTTTTCAGAAAGAATAACATCATTTAACATAATGGATAACGAAACCTTAAAAAAGCCAAAATCAAAAAAAGATTCTCAAAAAGTTGAAGCACTATCTATTGAAGAACAAAAAAAGTTAGTTTCAATTCTAGAAAACTCTAATTATAAATATAGAGATATTATTTTATTAGCACTTTTTACTGGAGTGAGAATTGGAGAAATTTTAGCAATTACAAATAACAATATAAATTTAAAGAATAATACTTTAAAAATAGAAAAAACTTTAACACGAGATAAAAACGACAAGGTGATTTTAGGTTCTACTACAAAAACAAAAAAAGGTCAAAGGACAATATATTTAAGCACCAATGCAATATACGTATTAAAAAGAGTTCTACTTTCTAATATTACTAATATATATAATTTAATATTTTTTGATTATGAAAAAAATTCTTTTATTACACCAAATGAAATTAATTGTTTTCTTCAAAGATTAAATCAAAAATATATTTTTTGTGATCATATACATACACATATGTTAAGGCATACTTTTGCAACAAGATGTATTGAAGCTGGTATGTCTGCAAAGGTATTACAAGAAATATTAGGTCACAGAAAAATACAAACAACATTAGATACTTACACAAGTGTATTTGAAAAATTTAATAAAGACGAAAACAACAAATATAATAATTATATGAAACAAATCGGAATATAA